AGTACATTACCATGGCAGTAGTTGATTGCTTCGTACTCACCGAGTGTATCTACGATGACATCAATGGTTTCAAACTTACCGTAGTTATAGTGTCGGGGTTCATTGACTTCGTCTTGTTGAATAGGCTCGTCCCACTCCTTGAGTAAGTCATCTGCCTTGTCAAATATGCTGCCTTGAAAATAATCTTCGGACCCAATCTCTGGATACTTGTACCTTTTAACTGCACTATCCCACTCCTCTGGTGTTGCATCATTTAACCTTCTGTGCTCGTCTCCCGTACTCATGCGTTCCCCTTTGTCTGTGTCCATTGTGTTAGATCGATTACATTACTGAACTCATTCTGTGCATTTAGATCATTGAATACTAACTCGCCTGATTTAATCATGGCATCCATTTCATCTGCCACGATATTGCCGAAGTCCTCGTCACGATTAAGTAGATGGAAACAAGTAACAACCCCTTGCATTAAATGCATTAACTCAAGATAAGAATCTTCAGATAATTTATCAGATGGCATGCACATTAAATTTAAATCAACAGTGCCACTCCAGTCTTCGCCTTCAAAGTTAGGTCGAATAATTAATACGATGTCATCTTTTCTAATCGGGTTATTCATGTTTGGTTCCTTTGTACGGGTTAAATTCTAGTGGCATTACTTTCTTGGGTGCTTCTTTGATCCAATCCTCTGGTATCTTTTTGTCTGCGTATAAGAAATTATATTTCTCACACCATCCAGCATATGTTGTTTTAGATACTTTGCTAAGTCTTCTTTTACTACTTGAGAATACGAATCGAATATCCAACTCAGGGTGTTGCTTCTGTACCAGTAAATGCTTACGTCTATCTGCTGCAGTAAACAATCCCTTTGTCTCAACAATGATTCCGTTGGGTAACAGAAAGTCGGGAGTGTATTTCCTGTAGCACAGATCCTCCCATTCAATCTTGATAGACTCGTACTTCACGTCTATGTTTAATTGCTTTAGTTCATCCTCAACAGTCTTCTCTAGTCCACTGCGGTAGCCATAAGCTTTCGCTGCATCTTCTGCCTTTTGGCTAAACTTACGCATTACTCTGTGTCTTTCTTAGCGATGTGTACGTAAGCCACCATCGGTGGGTTCTCTGCTCGTGATACGAGTGATGGTCTCTCCTCTAATCCTTCCCAGCATTTGTACCTGTAAGAACACCAACCACATTCCTTACCAAGTATTAAATTGCCAGTCTCTTTCTTACGATAGGTTTCAGGTATAGCCTCATAGCATCGTTCAAACTCATTCTTTTGTAACTTGTCTGCCTTCTCTTTAATCTTCTGCACTTCTGCTTCAAGATCAATCGTATCGGCAGCTACATATTTGAACTCGCCATTTGCTTTATTGATTACCCACCAACCACCCGGCTTGATGCCCATTGCTTTGGCATACCCTGCTAGTTGCCCTACATATCCAAATGAATCGTTGTCATGTAGGGTTTGATAATCAACAAACTTGTTGGCATAGGACCAAGGGCTTGCAGACTTTACGTCATCTACTGCACCCTCAGTAACCAAGTCAGGGGTACCATTGATCTCATGATCTCCTGCGACTAGGGTTACCTTGTCCCCATTTGCATACGCTACACCAGCCTGTGTTAACAGACCTTTGAACACAGCTTCCGCTATGTCACCCATCATCATATTGATAACAAAATTTGTAGAGTGTGGGACAGCATCCTCTGGACTGTTCTTATCAAACCAAAGCTGACAGTAGTCACGCCCTACGTTTGACATTCTCAATGAGAAGGTATTGCTCTCCCGTTTATCTACAAACTGCCGGAGTAAGGCAGCACGGACATCACTAACGATTTGTTCTACAACCTCCTCGCTAAGTGTGCTATCACCGTGACGTACCTTACTGAGATACTGATGTATCTTTAACTCGGCAGGATGATGCATTACTCTGCCTCTACTTCAATGAACTCCTCAACGATCTCAGCTAGTTCTGCATCTGGCTGTGACTTAGCATTGTCATTGAACTCCTTGACGATGTATTCGTTGTAGTTATCAATCCATGCATTGAAGTCAGCAAACAAGACTTGATCTTTATCGGTCAGGTCAATGGTGTTGCCTAACTCTAGTGTCGCTGTTGGCAAATAGTACGATGCACCTGTAGGCAATGACTGCTCTTCTGCACCCAAGGTAATGCTATGCTGTGGCAGGATACGATTCTGCTTAGCCATCTGTGCAATCGGAGCACCGAGTGTTTTAAAGGCATCTTTATTATCAACTTCCCAAATGAAAGGAACCGATACAAGATTATCCAACTCTTCACCCTTGGCATTGACTGGATTATTCATGGTGATCTCACCGAACAATACACGCACACGCTTGATAGACTTCAAGAGTGTCTTGGTTTCTGCAGGCAAGGATGCATAGTCTTCAATCCAACCGCTTGGCTTACCACAATTGAATCCACCTGCATTGTCACGCAAGTCATCCTTCAAATCTTTAGCCATGATGGTCTTGACATACTTACCCTTGGCATCACCTGTGCCTTGGATGTAACGCTTATACATGAAGCGTTGATTGAACAAGCGAATCGATACATCCGTAGAGTACACTGGCTCAAGGTTAGGACGGTCAAGTACGTAGCTTCCTGCAGCTACAACTTCTACCTTCTTCTTCTTGCCATTGACAGTGCTCTCACCCATGATGCCCTTGTGATCCAACTTCAATCGGGCGAGTGTGTTTTGTTTCTTGGGCAAGGCAATATCTGCACCCATACCCATGGCTTGTGCCATTGCTGCAAAGTTACTATTGTTTACTAATGTAAGTTCTGACATGTGTCTACCTTTCTATACTTGATATTTACTTCTGGTTGATTCCTGAGCATCGTAGCTTAGACGGTACTTCTTAACCTTCTGCACTAGCTGATGCACGTTACTACTTCTTTCTACGACAACACCGTTGATACTGAACGTGTAGTGTGTGCCGTCATGTTTGTACTCAAGCTTCATCATTGATGAACCTCCTTTTGTTCTAACCAATTATCCCCTATCTTTGCCTCAAGTGCAAGGGGAACATTGAAATTAATTGACCATTTTTTATTAATCAAATCAACAAGATCTGACTGCACTGAATCGATAACATCAATCACTTGCTGTACTTCTTGTGGGTGCACATCAATGACTATCGAATCGTGTACTGAATTGACTACGCAACTCTGGTAAGGTTTCAATCGATTGTAGATTTCTACCAGTGCCAATGGCACGATGTCTGCCGTGGCAAAGGACTGTACTGGGTAGTTCTTAATCGCAGTGAAGTGAGTCACAGTCCCATCCCGCTTACGCTTGACATCGGGGAATGCAAACTCCCTGTTACTTGGGATCTTTATGTAGCCAAAATTCAATGCTTGCTTGGCTAGTGTCGTGTGCCACCGTGCTACACCACTGTACTTCTGCATGAAGTGTGAGTAGTATGCAGCCTCAGATTGGGTACGTCCATACCCAGTGGCACCGTACAACGGGGCAAAGGTGTGTGTCTTAGCTACCTGTCTGCTAGTGGGTTGCCCTGCATCGGTAATAACCTTGGCAGTATACGAGTGCACATCAAACCCTTCAGTTACCTCCTGCATTGCAATCGGATCCTGAGATAAGAATGCAGCTACACGAAACTCTAGCTGTGCAAAGTCTGCCTCCATGATCTTGCCACCATCAAAGCGAGATACAAATACACGTTTGACTGGGAACGTACCACCACGGGGCATGTTCTGCATGTTGGGATTACTACCACTAAACCTGCCGGTTGCAGTGATGTGTTGATTCAATCTCACATGCAGCATACCATCGGGCTTGATGAAGTCAGCGATACCCTCAACGAAGTTACTGAGATAGCTATCCAATGCAGACAGTCTGCGTAACTTACCTAAGAACTCAGCTGCATCTGTCATACCCTTGGATGTAGCAATCTTCTCCAGTGTCTCAAGATTATCCTTGCCTGTACCAAAGCCATTAGCACTAGCCCACTTCGCATTCGGTGCAGAGAACTTCAAGCCTGCTACATCCTTGGTTGCCTTGAACTCAAAGCCTATACCGTTGCATGTGCCACACTTAGTTGATTTCTTAAATGCACTGCCATCCTTCTTGGTCTTGTAGAAGAATCCCTTGCCATCACAAGCCTTGCACTTCTCTGCCTTAGTCTTGTACACCACATCAAAGTGTTTCTTAACTGCCTCTTTGAAGTCGGTGTCATTCATGTACGGTGTAATGGCTGTAGCCCATGTATCTTTACTGCGGGGCTTACGACTGTACACGATCCATGACAACTGCTCAGGACTGTTAAGATTGATTGGGGTATCACCCATCAATTTACGGACATGCTCTTGCAGTAGCTTCTCAGTCTGTGCCTTCTCCGTCTCGAACTCTACACGCACCTTGCCCAGTGCATCCAAGTCCACACGGATACCAGTCTGGTAGATACGAGAGAGTACGACACATACTTCATTAGACATCTCAATCGTACTGGCTAAGCCTTGATCTTGGGGTGTCTTTAACTTCTCTTGTATTGACTTATATATGCCTTCAGTAGCTCCAAGGTCATGCTCAAGATACATGCTAAGTTCAGAGTGAGGAATATCACGAGTGCTGTAACCACGTTTGAAGTACTCCTTAATTGTGTCTTGCTTTAGTACATCACAGTTGTGCCGGACAGCTACACTGCCTAGGTCTAACGGTACCTTGATGCCACGCTGTAGTACGTAATCAGCAAGCATTGTATCGAATACCAAACCATCATACTTAAACCCAGACTCCCAGAGCCACACTAAATCATGGCTGATATTGTGCCCGATTAAAAGTGTAGTCTGATCGAGTAGCTTCTGTACTGCAGTATGATTGGCAGGTACATCTTCTTGCACTTCCGAGTGATCGAATGTATAGACTTGGCACGGTGCATCCAAGGGTTTGCATCCAACCATCACGAGAGTATTACCAGTCTCGAATGGGTCTAAGTGCTTACGCCCATCTCGATTACTGACTGTGTTCTCCACGTCAAGGGTTAGTATCATGAACTATAAACTCCAGTAGTGTAGTCAAACTCGCAGTTCACAATCCTGTGTATGCCACTGACTTTGTTCTTAACAATGTTTAGATACCGCATGCCATCATCGTCTGTCTGATCATTCATCGGTGGGTTACGTGCAATCAAGATCATGAGATCTGATTCACCTGCCAACCCAGTTTTGCTGCCTTCGATCATAGCCTGTGATAGTACGATCTTGCCTTCTGCTTCTGCCGACAACTGTGTGCAATACACAACCAGACATCCGTACATCTTGCCGATGTTACGTGCGTAGATTGCATTGGCTTTGAGTGTCTCGTGGTTGTTTGATGCAGCACCATCCTCAGCAAACTTACTACCGATGTCCATGACTACAATGTCAGGCTTGTGTTTCTTGATCACAGACTCAGCCCATTTCATGGTCTTGCCTGTTGCATCTACGAATTTTAGGTTGTCCCTGATTGGATCGTAGGATCTATGTGCCGTAGCTTTGTCAGCCACAATCTGTGCCATGGTCATGCCAGTGGCAGCAGTCATGTACCGTGAGGCTACACGCTCAGGCTTCTCTTCATTACACAGAATTAGAATCTTGGCACCTTGACTAGCCCACCCATGAGGTGCAGCACATAGCGTACTGTGAAAGCTTGACTTACCCACGTTACTCCGTGCCCCAATCACAAACAGCATGCCATTGTCTAGCCCGTTGACTGACTGGAACAATGACTGGATATTGAATCTCCACTTGGTGTTTGATGCAGCAGTCTGTATCAGGTTGTCAATGCTATTGTCTACGTACTCGATACGAATTGACGGAGTGAAATCATCCTGATAATTGTTCAGGATATTTCGTAGTGGTTCCATCGTAGTCTCATCACCATTCACGTATGAGAATCCAAGGTTAGCAACTTCCTCCCCGACTACTTGCCTGAACATATTGCTCAGTACTTCTGTAGCTACATCAGAACCCATGACATCTTCATTACGAATCTTAGTGAACTGCAATTCGTATGCATGTTTCTGTGCTGTGGTTAGTGTGGGATTTGCTGCAAAGAATAATGCTTGGACTTCATCGACAGTTAAATCTCTTTTGTATTGCTCCATCGCACTGTCAATAATGGACTTGATCTTACGTGTATCTTTGGTGAATAACTTTTCAGGGCATCTGTTTCCTCTTGTCTCATCGTAGAAGTCCTTGTTCATGAGACTTCTAATCAATGTGAGTTCCATTTACTCTCCTATAATTTGTTTCAGTTTATCTATATCTTCTGGAGTTCGATACTTAATATCGTCATTCAAATTCAGGGCTTTCGCATTTATGCCACCTGCCCGTAGCTCTCGTGTAAATAATAAGGTCTTACTCATTGCATCAGGATCTAATGCTACCACGACAGTGGGGTACTTGTAAAGTAAATCTTTGTGTTCATCCAAAAGTGCAGTACCTAAGAGGGCAAAGCCTGTGCCACCTATTGTGTCTACAACTGCAGCACTAATGCAATCCTCTACAACTACAGCTACGTCACTGTCACCCACGATGTAGGGCATACGTGCCTCACCATAACGTCTCCACTTAGGCTGTGTCTCAGGGTGACCAGCACGACCAGTGGCATCAATTAGCTTGCCTTCATGACGGATGGGGAACACGGTCCTGTCTTCACGAATGTCGTACCGTAGGTCTAGCCAGTGAGGGTCAAGCTTATATCGGTCACACAGTAGTTTGAGATACGGCTTCTCGTAGTCAACAATGATCCAGTCAGGTAAATCAAATTGAATGGGCAGGTCATTGTGAAAGACTTCGTTCTTCATCAGCTTGTACAGTTCAGCTGCGGTCAGGTGTGTGCGTGTAATGCCAGACACATTGCAACTGTTGGCATAACAGTTCCACATTAACTTGCCATTGTCATTGATAGCAGTAAAAGTTTTGTATCTCTTGCAGACTGGGCAATTGCCACGATACAGCTGACCTAGAGATAAGTCTAGGTCTTGTACGTATCTTCTTACATCCATCATTTCTTTTTCTTCTTGGGCTTAGCTTCCAATGCTTCTTGTTCTTCGGTATGGTAATGCATAGTTAGATATGATACCGATGTTAGTTCCTTTGCTAGTCCATCAATCACATCCCGTATACACCAGACTGCACCACTGTTAGGATCTTCACTAATACTCTCAGCAATAATTTCTAGTACATCGGCTGCATTCTCTAGCTTGTATTGAATTGTGTCTAAGGTACAGCTAATTTCATAATAGTTACTTGACATTATATTTCCTTTACTGTTTCGTTTATTTGCAAATGCTTCAGCTTCTTCCAGTGAACATACCTCGTACTCACCATTGTCTAAATCTGTAGCTACCTTACGTGCTTTACTAAAGAACTCTTTAATATCTTTCATTTCATACCTCTAATACTGTATCACCTGCCGTGTTAAAGCGGAGCTTAGCAGCATTTACTGCACTTGTCAAGGTATTTTTCATGTAGGGTTTTACTGACTGAGGATTAGCATGACCAGTAACTGCCATGATCTGGGGCATGGGCACCCCGGCATCGACCATCTCCACTGTGCCAGTTCTACGCATGTCCATGATCTGATACTCGTCTGGTAGTCCGGCTGCCTTGATGATAGCCCTGCCTACCACGGACAGATAGTGCTTGTCATATGGCTTGGGTACAATCCTGTCTAGCCTACACATGGGTGCGATGTAGGGCTGGAAGTCTACGTCTGCCTTCTGTTCCATTAGCATTTCATGCAATGCATCACTGGTAGGTAACTCCACCCTAGCCCTACGCTTAGACTGTTCTAGGTACAATACCCTAGCATTCTCATCGTAGTTCTCCCACTTCAGGTTTGCCATATCCCCTAGCCTCTGGCACCACTCGTATGCCATCTGCACAATCAACCCCACAGAACGCCATTTAAAGCGGCTATAAGCGGTGTTCAGGAACTGCTGTACATCCTCCCTAGTCCATACCACTTTGCGTGGCTTGTGCTTGCGTTTAGATACCTTGCTGAAGGGATTTACTTCTGTGTATCCTAGCTGGATGGAATAGTTGTACAGCTTATTGACCACGGCATGGGTATGGTTGGCAAAGGGTACACCCCTCTCAGCCCAGCGATTGTACAAAGCCTGAGCACGGGGTGTATCGATTGCCTGTAGGGACATGCGAGATACATTCTTGCCCCGTACCACTGAGGCAAGGAATGTGTTGAAGCAGTATCGGTAATCTTTCTGTGCCGATACCGATAGTAGACGGTAGTCTAGGGACTGGTAATAATCCTGCAGTGCATCAATTATCTTGGTCCTTTTCAAAGGTTCTCTCCATAAGCTTGTTGTTCCAGTGACGAATGTAATCTGCGTACTCATTGCCTAGCATGTAGTATGCCAACACCTCCGACAGTGCAGCTTGCCTACGGATTACATCCTCGACTGGGTCAAACATCTGTTTCTCTGGTTTCATGAGTGTCTCTACACAAGACTCGTATGCCTGCTTGAGATTTGAGATAAGTAATTTATCCAGTTGTTCGTTGGGTAATTCAAAAGTTATTTTCATCTCTGCCCTTTCAGATACTCAAGATTAAAATTAGAAACACAGCCATTGTAATAGTGGCATAGATCCTAGTAGTCCAGTACTGTTTGTTCAAGATCCTTGGATCGTAGATCAGGTAGCTTTGAATCTCAAGCATATCAATATCTTCCTCGATGTACTTGGGCTTTAGTGGATTCATGTCATACTTTGAACCGATCTTAATTTTGCCAGTGTTGTATGGTACGTTCATAGCTTGTTCTTCTCCTTGATAATGTTCTCGATGTCTCGTGCAAATTCAAAAATGTCCTGTCCCCTACGGCAAGAGTCAATCTCTTCATCCGTAATCGGGATGTACTCTTTCTTGGGTGGCACGGGTCTACGTTCTAGCTTTGGTCTCTCCTTCTTTACAGGTACAAATCCTTCAGGTAACTCAGTCAACTTCATTGCATCATCCATGTAATGGCTCCTATTAAATATAAACTTACAGCTACAGCTTCAACTAATATCAATGGCAAATCATCTTGTAGATAACCAGCCCATGTCCACAGTGCACTGCCTATCAAACTCAAGAACACATTCAGTGGGTACACATTGAAGCTAGTCAATGCAATACCCACAAGACATAACACAGTGCCTGACCATTTAATGGTGGCTACCATACTTGTCCCGTAGTAAATCATTCACCACATCTGTGTGCCTTGCAACCTCACGCTTGAGTGCTTCATTCTCCGCAGTCAATAGCCGTATGATTTCAATCGCATCACCAATAGCATTGTGATAGTGCTGCAACACAGTCAGTATGTTTCTTGTATGTTCACTTAACATCAATCACTCCTTGCATCTTTACTCTGTTGGGAAAACTATTCTCAATCCAAAAGCAACGGTACACTCCATGCCTTACGCTCAGCCATGCTTCGTATCTACCGTACTTATCATTCGCATCGTAGCAGTCCTCGTGGGTCCACTCCATGCGTCCGGCAGTGTGACCTACCAGTACACCAAACACGAAAGCAAATACAATAAATGTTCCATTTAAAATCGACATTCGCCTAACCTTTCTAGTGCTTCACGAAACAAGTTACGTTTCTTGACGGGGTTAACCTTGATCCAAAAGCTAGGGTCTAACTTGCAGTGTGACTGTGCCTCTTGCTTGGTGGCGAAGCACCTGACTAGTTCATTGTATTCGTCCCTAACTTCGTATCGTAGTTTCATTGTGACCTCTGCTCTAGTGCCATCTTGTATGCATCAAACAAGCGTTGTGTAATGTTCTGTATGGTGTATGCCTCGAACTCCTTGCTGGGATTCTCTTCGCCTATGTAGTCACACAGTGCCTGCCATATGTGAACTGCCTCATGCACTAGGCTCACTGCATTCTCTACTGGATCATCTGTTTCAACTAAACAAACAATGCAGTCTGTCAGCTTGTCATCCCTGTAAACAAACTTGCACTCGGCACCACTGCTAGGAAACTTTAAATAAAAATCTCTTCCTTCCTTTTGCAGTTGGCTCTGTACTTTTTGCAAGGCTTCTTCGGTCAAACACAAACACCAATCACACAAGTGTATCCCGATTTCTTTGCTTAACCACATTGGGTTTTTTGTGTAGTCAAATTTCATTTAATCCCCCTTACTCTTTCTTCTATTGCTCTAGCAAACCTGTGCATAACTCCATTAGTATTGCCACCATCGTTCCAAATTTGATTAAATATTTTTATTATTTCCTCATCACTTAATGGCTTTGTTTGTGGTGTGGTGTAGAGTGGAATTAAATTATGATTATCTTCGGTCGGTAGTGCTTGAATCCATCCCCAAGATTCTTCTTTAAACAAGCCAACAGGTTCACTTTGCTTTTCTTGCAGTATTTCTACACATTTATGGTGTGCGTTCTTGTGTAGGTTTACTTGCTTTTCCAACTCCGCTATTCTGTCATTGCCTTTATAAACTTCTTCCGCTTGCATTTTTTGAACTGTGTAACAAGCATTTATCGTTTCTTCCAACTCCGCTATTCGATCTGCTTGTTGGCTATTTTCTTGAATTAATTGTTTCATAGTTAAAGCAACATCATAGTCAAACCTAGTTGTGGCTTTTTTATATGCTTCATCTGCTAATTCGTATGCGTTCATTCTTTCCCTTTCGGTAAAGTTTCGTTTGTATTGCCTACATCTTGGGCATTATTTCCCGATGAGGAAAATGTTCCCAACAGGTCATAGTGTCGTTGAATCATGTGCAAATCTTTCTCCAACTCTTTAACTCTAGCGTAATGCTCGTCTGCTTGAGATGTAACGGATATGTTGTGCATAGCAGATTCTTGTAGCAGCTTTTCCAACTCCGCTATTCGNNGTCTGCTTGTTGGCGAAGCATCTGCCCAGCTTTAATTGATATTGTGTAGTTAGCACCTGTCTCCCAGTCCTCAATAGCATCTGCTAATTCGTATGCATTCATTTAATCATCCATCCTAGGATCGTATCAAACACCATGACAGCCAGTGCACATACACCCAGCAGACAAACAAACAGACCAATGTCCAGTAGAAAATCAATCATTTAAAAAAGTCCTCCACTTTATATCCCTTACTTTCAATGGCATCACGTAGCTTCTTCAATGCCCTCTTCTCAATGTCAGCTACGCAGTTACGGTGCATTCCAATCTCTCTGCCTACATCAGCATAGGTCATGTCAGCTATCTTTAGTATTTCTTTTCTGTCTTGGCTTAGCTTTGGCATCTTGTTTTTCTTTCTTCAATCTTTGTACGTACTCTGTAAGCATACCTGTGATAGCGTACTCAACCATATACTCCAGTGCCTCCTTGTCGTATGTGGCTTTAGCTTCCGCACTACCATCAGGATTCTCTTTGATGATCTCAATGCGGATGTTCATTTCTTCTTTCCTTTCTTCTTCTCCTTCTTGACTGTGTGATGCAGAACAAACTCCTCGTGTGCCTTCTCTCTGTCACGCATATACGCTGCCACATCTTCAAAGGTACCGTACCCATCCAAGTGATGCACTTGTGTGAACGTATCCATCAATGCTTGCATACGCATGTGATGCACTGTCTTGATTGCATCAATGTAATTCATTACATCATTCTCATCGAGTGTTGTGTCAGGCATGTCCATGAGTAGACGGACGAACTGTTCAAGATCCTCCTTCGTACCCCATGCAGCCATGATGTCATCCTCAAGATTCATTCGTGTTCGTGTTGCTACCTTATCCTTAATGATCTCAGGCATTCTAATCCGTTCATCCATTGTCTTGCTCCTTTACTTTGTTGACCTTTGTCCAAGCAGCCAAGTGTACCACTTGACCATTGCTATCTTTACAGAAAGAATACATTCCGTCAACATCAAAGAATGTAAATACATCTGACAGATCAAACTGCACATGTGCCGGGGGCACTCGTACCTCTTGATGCTCATCTGCAATTACGAACTTGTCACCCCTACGTAGTTCATATAGTGGGCACATATCATTCAAGTCATGTTCATTTAACATACGCACAATCTCCAGTTAAGTGGGGGCATGAAGCCCCCGATACATTACGCTACTTCCAACTCACCATTAATCAAACGCTGGAACTCTTCGCCCTGAATCACAGACTCGATGTCCTGCTCAACACGGATCCGCTTACGCTCTACCTCAGTGCCGTCACGCTGTGCTTCTACGTGGGTACTGATATGAGTCAGCGTATTGTAGACACGGTAAGCATCGTGACCAATGTCAGTGTAGCTATCGTAGATACCGATGATCTTCTCAAGCCACTTGTTGTTGACCTTTGGACCAGTCTTGGTCTGATAGGTAGCTACATTTCTACGGAAGAAATCAACCGAGTAGTCACGGGCTACGGGGATCTGACGCATCTGAGCCATGATCTGTGCATCACGCTCCAAGCGATCAGGGAAAGTGGAAGCTACCTTGCCGATGACCTCTGGATCGTAGAACGTGGTGTGCTTCTGTGCAATACCGACACGCTCTCGTGGTGCAACCATACCATTCAAGCAAGCAAGGCGGTAGATCATGGCACTGATCTGCATCTTGACTGACTGGTCATGTGAGTCACGTACATGCATCACCATCTTGGCTGCCTCACCTAACTTCTTCTCGAAGTTGTATGCCTTGAGGATGATCTTGGCTGAGAAGCCAGCACCATTGCCTAATGCATGGAAGTCTACGTCCACATTGCTAGTGTCTAACTTAGCCAAGGACAAACCCTCACGCAAGTTGTCCCACATAATGCGGAAGTTCTTGGGATTGTGCACGGACTTACCGTCACCAATCACCTCGTCAGTGATGGGGTTGACTACCCAGTAGCGATTGGGGATAGCGATACCATTGCGGGTTTGTTGCTCACGCTGTGGCTCGAAGTCCAAGACGGCAGGCAAAGCTGGGATGTGATCTAAAGATTTGAAAGTTAACATATGTATTGCTCCTATTCAGGTTGAAAAGTTTTGTTGACCCAACGAATTGCATAAGTCGGGCATGTTGATACATCTACTGTGATACGGTACTTGTTAGCTACATGTTGAACAAACTTGTAAGGTGCTTGATGAAGTGACTCCATCGACACCCACAAACTAGAACCATCGTGCTTAGCTACGGGACTGTCTCGGTATGACCATCGGCTGACACTCAGCGTAGGGCAATCTCTGTCAGGCACATAACCCAAGGCATGCCATGGATCCAAGGTAGTGAACGCATCCTTGATGGGCTTGTACTCCTGTGGTTCACCTCGAAACTTGATGTTCGAGTGTACCCAGTTGTGTGTCTTTATATCGACTGCCCCACCTAGATGGTTGTACTGCCTAGCCATGGGATGGTTTGGTACTATTACGTCTGTTGAATCTTGCACAGAACTCCTTTCTTTTTTCTATTGTAGGTACAATTTCTAACCTTGTCAAGTACCACCCGACTAATGATCCGAATGTCAGACCTAAAGCCCCAACCAACATCAGATGCACGGGCATCCTTCAGCCGCTTGAATATGTGGTCTGTATCACTCTCTCGTATTACCCACAACACTAGCTTACCTGTCATTACGCCACCTCCTTTACGCCAGCTACACACAAAATTATTTCTGTTGCATTGGGATCAAACTTTAATTTTTTAGCAACAAGTTCCCAGTCATGGGGAAAATCTTCAGGCATAATCCTGAGCCACCCGCCCTCTGGCAGTACTGTGTAGCCAGCCTTCTCGATTTCTTCTTTACTAAGCATATCAAAATACCTCCTTCACTTTTAGTCTTGCTTCCATTACCCACAATGGAAACTTATCTACGGCAAGGCATACCCAGTCACTGGTATCCAATCCATCTTCATTGCATGGGTACGCTGTGATCTTCATGCTACGCCTACCGTCATCATCGGGGAAGTCATCGTGCTTAACTACGGGTCCCCACTTCGTGCCTAACGGACCAGTGGCATCACCCCATGCACAGTCATCCCATATGTTGATGCCCCACTCCTGCCCATCCACCATGACATAGTGCCACCAGTCATCACTGCCATCGAAGTGCAGTGCCAGTGCGATGTTAGCCTGTCGTTGAAGCCTGTCCAATAGGTCTTGGTCTAGTTCCATTACAGTTCTCCTTGTGCTGTTACACCCTCAAGTACAGGGTATTTTTCGCTACCTAAGTAGTCATCGTAGAATGTACCTCGTCCCGTTGTATTCTCATACACGACATCACCGACCACGAATCGTCCCGTAAGCTTACCCTTGTATGCCAGTGCATCACTAGATGCAGCACCAGACCTGAAGTGCATCTTGGGGTTTTCTTTGGAATGCATACCCCAGTATGGTTTGTATGCAAACTTAGCTACATTTGCTAACTGTCCATCACTGCACTTGACCTTAACACTTGTCACTCTATACACATAAATTCCCATTACGCATTCTCCACTGTTGAATTGTTCAATCGGGCAAAGTATTTAGCCGTGTAGAAATCATTGAATACACGCTTGACCTTTACGCCTTTCTCCATGTACCACACTACGAACATTGCACTCTCCTTTCATATACATTCAGTTCACGGTTGGCTAAGTCTTGCCCTCCTATATCTTTGATCCACCCGCTACCGTACCAGTACCCATGGATGTTCTCAAAGTCTAGCCAGTTCTCACCCCAAAATACTTGGATGTGACCATACCCTTCTTTGATTAAATCACGGACACGCTTGAGCACCTGTGCCTTACTGGGTTTGCGACCATTGAAATGTATCTCTCGTGGCATTACCGTTCTCCCTTTTCAATTAACTTGAACATCAAGTGCTTAGCCTTGTTGATAAACTGCCTAGCACACTCTGTGTTACCGCCTGCCATTACATGCTGTGCATCACTCAGGATTGAGCATGCCAGCCATAGGCTCCCTTGCTCTAGCCCATGCATCTTCATGTAGATATTGTTCTTCTCCATGTCATCTAAGTCTTCCATGGAACAGCCAAACATTTTGATTGCAGATTCTCTATCCATTACAGCATCCCTCCGATTGTGTATCCAATGAATAAACACCCAGCCATAAGCGTTGTACTAGCTAACACAAATGCTAGGACTGTGATTGCATACCGCATAATTAACCTCCAGTTTAGTGACGAACATTCGACAGTACAATTAGGGCTAACCCTTATCCTTACAGGATAGCCCCCACACTTTTA